AATTTTCTTGAAGACTTATTAGATGTATTAGATTCTTTAGCTGTAAGCGAAGATGAAGAAATATTAGCAGATGCAGGTAGAGTTAATTTAAAAGGAACTAAATTTGGACAAGATTCAGAAACACAAATAACTACATTAATTGCAGGAGATATTATAAGTGTTAGAAGGAAAGTTAACGACTCTATTAGATTAGATTTGAACGGTAACGATTCTTATACTTTAATCCTTATCCAGGACGGTGTTAGCAATGTTGTGAAAATTAATGGTGGTGGAGAGTCTAATATAACAATTACGCAAAGTGAATAAATTAATCTTCCCAATTCTTATACTACTTAGTTTGCCTTTAGTATTTCAAAGCACGCCTACAGAAATACTTAAATTAAAAACTTTTGATTCATTAGTAACACAACAAAAACCTAGTGGTAACTTTGTTGTATTAAATATAACAGAAGAAGACGTAGAACGAGAAGGAGGCTACCCGTTACCGAGACAAAGGTTAGCAGAAATACAACTAGAAATTCTTGGCAAAGGAGCTGTTGGGGTAGGTTGGGTTATCTCTTTCCCACAAGCAGATCGAATGGGGGGAGATGAAGATTTTGTTAGGTCTTTAGGATATGCTCCTAGTGTTTTAGCTATGTTTGAAACTCCTAATAATAAATACCCTAAAACTACAGGAACAGTAGTTAAAGGAGAAGATATTGGAGGTATACTATCTAGGGGAGTCAAGGAAAATCTTTACACTTACAATAATATATTACAAGGAATAGCCGTTGCTCCCACTGAAGCTGATCAACTAGTCAGAAGAATTCCCCTATTACTAAGAACTCCTGAGGGTTGGGTAGCTTCTTTCGGTATGCAGATATATAAAGCATTGTTTAATGTTAGAACATATATTATTACAACTAATGACAACGGTATTCAAGAGATAGCTATACGTGGGATACCTCCAGTTAAAACTGATAGCCTTGGTCGTAAATGGATTAGTTGGGTAAATACTCCTGAAACAAATTTAAAAGAAATGGAAGTAAACGGTAAGTTTGTGTTTGTAGGAGTTACTGCTAATGGGGTAATGCCCCAAATTGCAACGCCTATTGGGTTAGTTGAGCCTCATAAAATACAAGCGGCTCTTGCTGAATCAATACTAATACAAGATAGTCCCTATATTCCAGACTATTCTTTAGCTTTAGAATTACTTATTTATTTAGTTTCCGTAAGCCTCGTATGGGTGTTTATAAGCTATTTAGGTATAACTTGGGGTATTAGTCTAGCTTTACTTACGATGGCTTTAACGGGTGCCTACGGAGTTTACACAATAAGTACAGGATTACTAATAGATGTAACGTGGTCGTTATTAAGTCAGTTTATAACAGGAGCTATTGCTTTCTATTTAAGGTTTAGAGAACAGTATAAACTTAGACAAGAAATTAAAAAACAGTTCGAGCATTACTTAGACCCGAGACAAGTTAAACAACTTCAAAAGAACCCTGATTTATTAAAACTAGGTGGAGAAAAAAGAACTGCTACTTTTTTATTTACCGATGTTCGAGGATTTACTTCTATGTCTGAATCGTTACCTCCAGAACAAGTAACTTATATAATGAATAAAGCTCTTACAGCTCAGCAATCTGCAGTACAAAAACACGGGGGTATGGTAGATAAATATATTGGGGATGCAATGATGGCTATTTTTAATGCTCCTTTAGATTTAGTTAACCACCCATCGATAGCAGTAGATTGTGCTAAAGATATTGTAATAAATATGGTAGAACTTAATAAAGAATTTGAAGCTGACGGTATTCCTCCTATTGCTATAGGTATTGGAATAAATACAGGAGAAGCTGTTATAGGCAATATGGGTAGCGATACTAGGTTTGATTATACTGCTATTGGAGACTGCGTAAATACAGCAGCTAGGCTAGAATCAGCAACTAAAGAAGCAGGTGCAGATGTGTTAATAGGGGAGACTACTGAACAGTTATGTGGGTATTCTTTAAAAGAGTTAAAACCGATAAAAGTAAAAGGTAAAGAAAAACCTTTAAAAATATACACGTTTTGATATATAATCAATGTATCAGCTTATGCTGCAGTTTACGAGGAGAGCTTTAACTCGCATATACGTTTAAATACGCTGGAGAAAAGATGACTGGAGTTGATAAAAAAACATACCTAAACAAGAAAGGACGCCGTTCTGACTTCGTCGTATACTCATCTAAAGGGAAAAAAACTAAAACTAGGAGTAGATTCTAATGTGGTCAGTTCTTATTCCTGCGTTAGCTTCTTTAATTGGTATGAAATATCAATCGAATACCGCTAATGATCCTAGAGGTGCTATTGGTAGTGGAACATCTCCAAGTATAAATCCAGGAGACGGCGGAGAATTTAGTCCTGTCACAGGAAGCGAAGTTAACGAATTTGCAGATTTTTCATTTGAAGATCCATCTAGTCCTAGTACAGAAGGAAGTCCAGACGAAGGACAATTATTACAAATGTTAATGGAAGCAGGAATAGATCCTGAAGAATTAGGTATTATGGGATTAGCTTTCGGCGGTCCTTTAAAAAGAGCAGTTGGTGGTCCCACTTCTATGGGTCTTGAATCTCTTCTTGGACTTATGGATTCACCTGTTATGGATGCTGCACAAATAACTGAGATGGCTCCTACTACTTTAGCAGTAAACGACAAGTTATTAGGTCTTGAATCTTTTGCCGAAGAAAATCCAGAAATGTTTCAAGCACTTGTAGACGCAGGATTAATTACAGGTAAAAACTTAATGCACAAACCTAAAGAACAAAAAGGCAGCTCAGTTAGTACCAAACCATTAGGAAACGCAGCACGAAGAAGAAGTCAATTTGATAAGATAACTCCTTTAGGAGGTTCGCAAGTAACTTTTGCTAAAGAAGGTTCTGCGTTAAATAGAAAAATGTTTATGAATAATCAAATGCCTAACGGAGGACCTATGAACGGTCCAGGTGGTCCAAAAGACGATTTAATTCCAGTAATGGCAAGTAACGGAGAGTATATGCTTTCCAAAGCAGCAGTAGACGCAGCAGGTAACGGAAGTCATGCTATGGGTATTGCTAATTTAGATAAATTTAATAACGCAGGTAATAAAAGATATGGCTAGTAGAGAAGATCAAGAATTTTCAAGTCAGGCTCCCGCACCCTATATAGGACAAATGCTGTCTGGCGGTATTTTTCCGTATGCAAATCAGTTTTTACATCAACAGTTTCAAAACTATGGTGCAGAAAATTCAAGTCCATATACCTATACAGGACAAAGGGTAGCTAACTTTGATCCAAGAGAACGTTATGGTATGCAAATGGCAGACCAAGCGATAGGTAGTTATCGACCATATTTAGGGCAACAAAGTAATTTATTAAACCAAGCGGCTCAAAAAACTAGAGATAGTTTTAACCGTTATGACCCTAACAGTGCAAAAAGATATTACAATCCTTACGAAGACCAAGTAGTTGATCAAACTATGAAAGATGTTAGAGAAGGATTAGCTATGGGTGATATGGGAATGCGTGATGACGCAGTAAGTGGTGGAGCTTTTGGAGGTTCTAGATCAAGATTAAGACGTAGTGAACTTGCTGGAGATACTGCACGAGGAGCAGCAGAACAAATAGGTGCTTTACGTAATCAAGGATATCAAAACGCGTCTAACCAGTCGCAACAAGCATTTGAATCACAACAACAAAGACTACAATCAGGAGCAAACGCTTTAGCAGGGTATGGTGGACAGTACGGTGGTATGGCTAGTTTATTACCTCAACTACAACAACAAGATGTTTCATCTATGATGGGTATGGGTGGTATGGGTAGAGGTAGACAACAATCATTAATGGATTTAAATTACCAAAACTATACAGGTCAATATAATTTACCTATGCAAACATTGCAAAATGTTGGAGCACTTACAGCTTCTCTTGGACCTATGGCGGGTGGTTATGGTTATGCTGGTGGAGAAGCACCTGTACAATCTGGAGTTTATACTCCTAATAACTATATGACAGGTCCCTCGACTCCATATAACACTCCCTACCAATACCCTACAGATTACTCAACAAGTTCTGCTGCAAACTACACAGGGCAGGGCGGTACAGGAGAAACAGCTCCAGGAGCTGATAGTCAAACAGGTGGCGGAGCTACACAAGGAGCAGGTAGTTATGGCGGTTTTGGTAGTTATGGTGGCGGTTATGGTGG